TGCCGTTCAAGCCATCCTCAAGACCAAGTACCCGGATGGTGCGATCCCGCAGGCGCTCTACAAGAACTTCCCGCTCCTCGCGCTCGTCAAGAAGACCACGAACTTCGATGGCGACTTCCGCGTCGTGGCGCTCCAGAACGAGCGTCCGCAGGGCTCGTCGTCGCAGTTCGCCGTTGCCCAGGGCGTTGCTAAGTCGGGCCTCAACGGCGGCGGCGGCTCGTACAAGCGTTTCCAGGTCTACCGCACCCGCCACTACGGTCTTCTCCGCATGGACGGCGAGACCATGAAGGCTGCGGTCCGCACCTCGGGCGCGCTCGTCGACCTCTGGAACAACGAGACGGACGGCATCAGCACGAACGAGCTCCAGGAACTTGAGTTCCAGCTCTTCGGCGACGGTACCGGCACGCGCGGCATCATCCTTAGCCGCACCGCGACGACCTTTACGCTTCTCACCCCGGCGGATGCGGTCAACTTCCAGCTCGGCATGAAGCTCGACTTCTTCGCCCCGACCCCCACGCCGACGACCGCGCGCGTTACGACGCCCGCGACGACCTCGGCTGGCAACGGTGTCTACGTCTCCGGCATTAACCGCCAGACGGGCGTCATCACCGTTCAGGGTGTTGGCGGTGTCGTTGACCTTACCGCCGGCTCCATTGCCGCCAACGACCGCGTTACGCGTTCGGGTGACGGTCCTGAGTCGGCCATTGCGACGGCGTCGTCTGGTTCGGCCTCTGGCGCTCTTACCGGCCTTCAGGCGTGGATCACGACCCCGAGTGCTGGCGACAGCTTCTGGGGTCTCGACCGTACCGCTGACCCGGTGCGTCTCGCCGGCCAGGTGCTCTCGACGTCGGGCCTCCCGATGAACGAGGCGCTCATGGAGGGCGAGGCTCGCGTGCTCGTGCAGGGCGTTGGCTCGCCCGACACGATCCTCGTGAACCCGCTCGACCTCCAGAACCTCAAGAAGGCGCTCGGTTCGGACATCGTCTATGACCGTGTTCAGTCGAACATCGCTGGCATCTCGTTCAAGAGCATCCAGTACGACGGCGCGAACGGCCCGATGAACATCGTCGCGGATCCGTTCTGCCCGCGCTACAAGGCGTTCATGCTCCAGCTTCCGAGCTGGGAGCTCTCGACGCTCGGCGCGGCTCCGCAGATGCTCGACTGGGACAACAACGACTACCTCCGCGTGAACGACAACGACCAGTACGAGGTTCGTTTCGGCCACTACGGTCAGTTCATCTGCAACAACCCTGGTGCGAACATCGTTCTCACCAACTTCGGTCTCTGACGCATTATGGCGCTGAACCGCTACCTGTATCCGGTTAACGGAACCAACATCGTTGGTTGCGTCATCCTTGCCACGCGAGTGAGCATTGACGGCGCAACTGGCGATGTAACCAACATCGAATCAGGTCGCGGTCTTACCGTTGTGCGCAGTGGTGCCGGAACCAACACGGTCTACACGGTGAGCATCGACAATGGCGGGTCAGTCCATGCCATTGTCGGTGTTCACGCTGTGACCGTTGTGCCGTACAACAAGTCGAACCACGTCGAGATGCATGTGAAGAGCATCAGCTCGACAGGGTGCGAGTTGCAAGCGGTCGACCCACAGAACAACAGCGTCGGCCATATCGACGTTTCATGTTCGCTCTGCGTGCAATTGGTATGCGCCCTCAGCGCCGTAACCGCCTGATCTCAAAGGAGACTCAACATGGCACTGAACCGTTATCTCTACCCTGCGAAGAACTCGAACCTCCCCGAGTTCATCATCATGTCCCAGCGTTGGGGCGTTGGTGCGGCTGGCGCTGTCACCACGCTCGGCGCGTCGACGGACCCTGGTCGCGGCCTTTCGCTCACTCGCACTGGCGTTGGCGCATACGACCTTCAGTTCGCTCCGAACTCGGATGGCGCATACCCGTCTGTGAATGCGATTGTGCACCCCATCGTGACCATCATGGACAGCGTCGTTCCGACCATCGTCCAGATCACCAACATCACCCAAGGCGGTTTCACCTTCCAGGTGAGCACGACGGCTGGCGTTGCTGACGATGTGTCGAGCGGCGGCATGATCTGCGTTAGCGTCATCTGCACCAACAGCTCGGTGGTTGCCTGATGAAGGGCAAGGGCGGAATGGCCCTCATGATCGCCATCGGCAAGAAGAAGCCTGGGATGAGCGAGGACCGTGGTTCCTCGCCGTCCCTTGCCTCTGATTCCGAGGACGAGGGCGCGGACATGACGAGCACGCTCGAACCCCTTGCAAAGGCCTTCTTCGAGGCTGGAGCAAAGGGAAAGTATAAGCAGGCTGCGCAGCTCTTCCACGAGATGCAAAAGTGCTGCGGAGAAGACAGCTACGGCGAAGAGGATTGACGCATGGCATACTCACGGACGCTCTCTGAACTCGAACTGGCCGTTCGGCGTGAAGCCGACATGGTGAACTCGCAGTTCGTTACGTCCGCTGAGGTGCGCGCGTACATCAACCAGTCGTGGGCCGAGCTCTACGACCGGATCGTGCTGTTCGATCAAGAGTACCTCCTGCGCTACGTGGAGATCACCTCCACGGGCGCGGGGGAGTACGACATTCTCAACGCCGGCAAGAACGGCCAGGTTATCTCGCTTTCGTGGATTGTTCCTAGCGGAACAGGGTATGCCGTTGGGGACGTGATCCAACTCACGCAGCCGTCGACCGGTGCCAACACGTGCTGGGCTACCGTTACGACGGTTACTGGAATTGGCGCTGTAAGCGCGGCGACGGTCATTGTTGTCGGCAAGGGCTACGTCAGCGATTCGACGTCTTCGTTCTTCGCTACGTTGAACATGAGCCCCATCAGCGGTGTCGGCGTTGGCGGTGTAGCGGTTGGCTACATCGAGAGCGACTTCTACAAGTGCAAGGGCGTCTGGTACGGCAGCGGAACGGCGGGCAACACGTCCACGTTCAACCCGCTCCGCCGCTTCATGTGGGACGAGCAGAACCTGCTCCGCCAGGCCGGCATCTACGAAGGTAGCAACGAGCTTCCGTACTACCGAATCTATACGGTAAACGGTCGTGAGCTCCTGTCGATTGCGCCCGACACGTTGGGCGGCATCTATCGCGTGTACTACTACCCCGCTCCGCAGCGCATGCTGATTGACAACGACCGTGTGGACGGTCGAGCTGGCTGGGATGAATGGGTCGTGAAGGACAGCGCCATCAAGTGCCTTCTCAAGGAGGAGAGCGTCGAGCAGGCGGCTGCCATCAAGGTCATTCGTGACGAGCTCTTCCAGCGATTCCAGCTTCATGCGTCCGAGCGCGATGCTGCGCAACCGGAGCGCATTCGCCGCACGGCGCTTCTGAGCAACCGCTACGGTTGGTGGAGGTAGTCATGTCGGGAGCAAAGCCCGAGCAGTTTACCCCTCGCCCTTCTGGCAACGCGCAGCTCGACCGAGTGCAGCGCGCAGTGTCCGACGCCACGGATGCCATTCGACAGCAGCCGCCACCGTCCCAGACGGTGACGAGCGTCACGAAGGGTGCGCCTGGACAAGGTATTACCTTTAAGCCTGGGCAGATCGTGGATGTGCCTCACAACCTCGGACGGGTGCCGACTGGCTTCAACATTGCCAAGGTAGTGACCAACACCCCGAATGCTGGTTCAGCCCCATATGCGGCTCCGAACCTGCAGGTTGTTGAAGTTCCCGGCCCGCTCGGGCAAAAGATCATGCGGTTGCGCTACATCGCGCCGAAAGACGACCAAGGCAACGACGTCACGACGCCGGTCCGCCTGCACCTGGAGATTACCTGATGGCTTCGAACGAGCAGATCGTCAACGCTCCGGTTGTTGCAGGTGTCGATGTCTACACGGACCCGAACAACCTGAAGCCGCCGGCTCTCGTGATGGCCGACAACGTGACGATGCGACATCCGGGTAGCCTGGAGAAGCGCAACGGGTTCTCGCTCGTGACCGGCACGGGCTATCAGCCGGCTTCTGCGTTTGACGGCGACACCGTGCCGAGCCCGGACGTCGAGGCGATTGGCGTGAACGAGTCGTC